CCCCGCGACTGTTAGCGCCAGGGTGCCGCTCGTCGTAATTGGAGACCCACTGACCGAGATTAGGCCACCCGTGAATGTCTGCGCGACACTGGACACAGAGGTGGTACGAACCGCAAGATCGGCAATCTGCTGCGACGTTACACGAACAGAAGTCCCCGCCTGAACAGCCGGTATCTGCTCCGTTCCATTCAGACCAACCGCCGCCGGCAAATTGGGGATCGTCGTATTCGCCATCTGTTACGGTCCCGTCTGCGGTATCTGCACGTAATTATACGGCAGACCCATGTTCATGGTCACCATGTTTGTCGTGCCGGTCAGTAAAGAACCCGCCGGTATTACTGTGTTCGTCATATACGTGAAAGCAGTAGCCGTTGTCACGGTGATAGAATACGCGCCATCAGCCAAATTGTTCGACAATCCCTGCACACCAATCTGCGCGTTCGTCGCCAAACCATGCGCTGAAGAACACGTCACCGTGATAACAGTCGTGCCAATCGACGATACCGACAACAATGGCAGCTTCACCGCCCACTGCGTATCCATCACCAAAGGCATCTGGGCGTTCTGCGTATAGCCCGTAGGATTGCCTACAGGCTGGGTATTCAACGCGCTGCCATCCTGCATATCCAGAACGGTCGTAGATGGCACAGGCAAGCCTGTAAGCGGGTCTGTCGTGCCTGTCCCAACCGTCATGTAATCAGTCTCGTCCGCCTGATAATATTCAACGCGAGCATTGATGATCGGCGTCGGATCAGGCGGCACGACAATCGCCCGCAACTGCTCTTGCGGCAAATCATAACAACGATCACAAACCAGAATACGAAGGTTCTGAAGCGACGTGCCGCGCCAATCAAACTGCCACTTCAGCTTGGCATGATTATACCAAATCCCGCACCGGTCGCAGACGCCAAATGCGCGGGGGTTCTTAGAACTTGTTCTTGCTCGACCAGACTGGGAGGCCCATGCCATTCAAGCCTCCTACCTGTAATAACCTTGGATCTGCGGGGAGACGTAATATTGAGCCTGCTCTACGTTTTGTTCCGCCGCAACCGTATACGACTCGTCAGCAAACGGCTTTAGCAACGGCACTTTGTCTGGCGCCCAAACCTGGGCCAACCGCAATGCAAGGCCATAGGCAAATGCTTCCATCCAGATCGGCGGAATATCGACGTTAGCAGCACCCGCTAAGGCCGAGTCTTCGATCTGCTGCACGGCATAGTAACTCATAGATGTCTCATTGCCGTCCGGCACCGGCCACAAGCTAATAGTAGGCGATAATAGGCGGTCAAACCAGTACGTAGTCGGCCAACCTTGCTGCGTTTTATTAGGGTAGGACGCATATTCAGTGCGGCTGACCGGCATGATAATACGATCAATCGCCGTCGATCCGCTGCCCGTCGTAATATAGGTGTCCAAAATCATGACGATATTGGGGTTTACCGTATACGTTGCCGTGCCTTGAACCAGCGGGGTCGTAACCAACTCTACCTTCCACAAATTCACCCCACGGTTCGACCAGTTCATCAGCATCATGTTTGCCGCCATAACGGCAGACTCAAAATGCTCTTGAACTAGCGACGTGCTGCGAATGCCGCAAAGATTGAACGCATAAAGCGTAATCTCACCAAGCGCAGGGTTGTAGTTGTAGGTGTTGGTTGTCGCCATTACAGCGTCCCGTCATTGAGAACCAAAACACCGCCGATGTTGATGCTAACCACCGCCGCAGTCGCGCTACTAGGCGCAATCTGCCACCGAATATCGGTCCCCGCCGCGTAACCGAAGGGAAAATGCCGTTGCACTTCATAGTTTGTATTAAACGGCGATTGTAGAATAACACGCTGAACACCAGACGAGGAGTTAGTCACAGCGCGATATGTCGTATAGTTAGCAGTATTTCCGTTGAACGACGAATATGCCCCAAAACGATACATATACAACGTGTTACCCGCCGGAACCGTATAAACAGTCATCTGGGACGTGCCAAGGCTGGCCGTCACGCCATTGATGGTGCCAGTGTTTATCTGGGCATAAACGACCGTGCCGCCAGTATTAGACAGCGTAATAACGCCCGCAGGATTAGTGGCACTGCCCACATACACCGAAATATTATTGATGCGGAAATACTGGTTTACAGTTGGCACGTTCGTCGTGCCATTAAGAACCAATACTTCAGAAATCGCGTTGTAGTTAGCATCCAACCCCGAAATCAAGATCGAGGCAGTGTCAGTGTTGACCGTGCTAACAAGGTTCATTGTAATCGCCGACGGAGGAAACGCGTAATCCGTCGAAGACATGTTTTCCCAAACGGTGCGAAATAGATTGGCCGTGGCCGGTGTCGTGCCATACCCAAACACGTTTGCCGCCGTGTGACCATAAATCTGACCACGCGAAACCTGCAATTCAAACGGCTCATAACGCCCAACCCGAGTGATGGACTGATTGACTACACCGGTCATTAGTTGCAATCCCATTTACGGAGAGATTTGTTGATCCGACTATTCGGATCATGCGCCGTCTTGGCAGAAGCTAAATGCTTCCGCATACCTTCCATCCGCGCACAAAAAGAACGACGCCGAGCGGCTTCCAGTTCACTATGCTGCGCTTGTTCGCGGGATACCGGCGGCTTGATATTATGCCCTTCGGCCTTCAGAGAAGCGCGGCCCTTGGCGTTTAAACCGCCTTCAGGATTTTTACCTTCACGGCGTGTCCAAGCACCAGCCATAACGCCCTCCAAGAAAGTATGGGGGCCGAAGCCCCCAGCCTTTAGCCCATCGTCTCAGGCTCAACATGACGGCCCTTAGCCGGGGTGCCATGACGAGCAGAAGTGAACGGGTTAGCGTCAGAAGTCGCACGGCCACCGCTCTTACGCGGCTTACGACCAGCGTGATGCTTGGCAGCCTCGCCATGCACCGAGCCAACATGCTTCACATGACCCATGTGGTGATGCATCACATGACCGCCGCGCTTGCGCTTCGCACGGCCACCGTGCTTACGCTCCTCAGCCTCTTTCTCAACGCGGCTGTGGTTGTATTCTTCCGGCTTGTCCTTGAGGTCCATTTCAGCCTCATTCACACCCTTCATGTCACTCTCCACTTCACCGCCAGTCTTGCGGTGCTTGCGAGCCTTAGGAGCGCCATGCACGCCATGGTGCGCCACTTCGTGAACGCCATGATGAGCGTGATGCTTTTTCGTGTGATGCCCGTGGTGGGGAGCACCATGGTGCGCGGAATGATGAGCCATTGCTGCCTCCTACTACGAAGCGTTGTTGATGCCCTGGATATAGAACACCGTCAGGGTGCCTACGCCAGTGCCAGTGTTAGCCGAAGTCACCTTGATCTGAATGTCAGTCGGACCACCAGTCTGGAAGGTCGCGTTGCTGACATTGTCCCAGTTTGCAATCTGCGTGGCACCAGTGCCAGGAAGGATCGTAAGCTGGCCCAAAGCACTGGCGGTGACAGCGTTAGCCGCCGTAAACGCAGTCGCTGCGTTCGTGCCGGCAGTCGCACCAATGTTCAGAGTAGCCGCAGCACCAGACCAAACCGACGTCACCATCAGGTAAATGTCAGTGATCTGGCTCTGCGCCGGGATCGTGATGTCCGCAGCACCGTTAGCTTGCGTAATGACGCTAGTCTGCGCCATCTGCACATAGCCAAGGTTTTGCGTTCCAACCGACGACCCAAGGGCAGCAAGGTTGCCCGTGCCATCGCTAACAAGCACGTTACCAGCCAGCAGCGGCCCGGTGAAGGCGGTAGCCGGGGTTACCGGGCTACCGTTGGGGTTCGGATACTGTCCGGGGACAATATCGTTGATTAGCGTCGCCATGAGGTTACTCCTTTCCTAGTGATCCCAATCACGAAGTCGGGAAACTGCCCCAGATTGAACGCCAATTGTAGTATCCAAAACTATAACGTTCGTAGGCTTTCACCAACAAATTATCAGAGACGAAATCGACTTGCATATCCGTCTCGAACTTAACGCGCTCCATGTAGGACAGGCCGTCGATGTTGGTCAGCAGGAACCAAGCATAGGACGAGGTCAAGAAGTCGTTGACCATGTAGCCTTCGGACAGACCGCCCGCCGTCGTGAGGATGGCGTTGACGTCGTTGTCGGCAGTGCCAGGGCGCAGTTCCGTCTTCAGCAGGCGGATTGCAACCGGCTCCAACTGCGGCGGGATGACCAGCTTACGACCGCGAGCAAACACCTTCAGACCGGCTTGGTCTTTGAAGTTTGTGCGGATCGAGATCATGCCGTTCAGCAGCGTCGCCTCGTTCAGATCGACCGGGGTCGAAGGAATGTTGGCAACGGTCGAACCGTCAATCGGGTGGTTGGAGGCGCACAGCGCAACACCGTCACCGCCGACGTTGGCGTTGTAGGTGGTCGCAGTGTTCAGGACGTTCGCGCCGTAAATTTCCTTGGTCTGCTGGAAGGACTCGATCAGGCCAAGGTTCGACGGATGGAACTGGGTCTTGTAGAGGTTATCGTCCACCGCCTTGCGGGTGATGGCATAACCAAGACCGATTTCCGTGTGTTCCTGGTTGTAGACATAACGCTCACCAGCGCCGTTGTCGAAGGCGGTCTGACCACCTTCAGTCTTCAACTGCGCGAGACCCAGGAAGCGCAATTCGGCGGTACGTTCCAAAGCCAACTTCGAATCATGTTTGGTAAAGATCTTATCATATTGGCTTGGAATCATTTCGTATTTGCCTTCCACCCCCCGGAGTCCGGGCAGGAGAAGATCCTTGATTGCTGAAAGATTAACAGCCATTGGTCCTTACTCCTGTTAGATGCCGGTCACGCCAACCTTCATCGCAGCGTTATTGAACGCGACAATGATGCGGTTGTATGCGGAGGTGTAATCGTTGCCGTTGATCGTCTGAAGCGGGTTGGACCCGTCAGGCGTGTAGTTGGCAAGGGCGATGATACGGAACGGCAGGGTGGCAGAAGTGCCGCCCGGCGTGCTCAGGGTATACTGGTCAGCATACGCCGTTGACAGACCGTTGGCGATGTTGCCAGGGCCGTTGTTCGACGTATAAGTCGGCGCCAAGGTGTTGGTGTTGGTGCCGGTGCCAGCCGCATACGCTACGCCAAT